ACGAAGGAATTTGAGATGCAAATGATGAAAAGCAACATCATTCACGGCGGCAATGAGGTTCTAAGGTGGCAAATGGGTTGCGCGGTGGTTTATACAGACGTAAACGAAAACAAGCGCGTGACTAAAGAGAAGCACGAAAGCAAAAAAGTTGATGGCGTAATAGCTTCAATCATTGCCATGAACGAATACGGCCACCATAAAACGAGCGGCGCACATGATACGGTTTTCGATATAATTTCCCTTTCGTAATTTGCACCCCACATGGCAACACTTCGCGACAGATTGAACGCGCTTTTGAGGTATCGAGTCGGCAAGTACGATTCTCAGACCTTGGCGAATGACTTAGGTATTTACGGCACTACGGTAAGCGGTGCAAATATCAACGAGAACACCGCGCTTACAATCTCGACGGTTTACGCCTGCGTCTACAAGATTGCAAGCACCTTGGCCAGCTTAGATTTAGAGGTATATGAGCGCACAGGCCGAGAGATAGAACCCGCGAACGTTCACCCTGCTTATGACGTTATCAAATACAAGCCCAACGAATACCAAACGGCGTTTGACTTTTGGGAGACCGTTATAAGCAATGCAGTCATTAACGGCGTTGGCTATGCACTGATTGAGCGCGACGGACGTGGCTATGTTACTAGCCTTGTTTGTTTGGACATATACGACGTAGACCGCAAAAACGTCAACGGGCAGATAGTTTACAGCGTGCGCAATGTGGGCATTGTTCAGCCTGAGAATATGCTGGAGATTTGCAACCTACAAAGAAAGTCACCGATACGCTTGCACCGTGAGAATTTAGGACTAGCCAAAAGCGCCGAGGATTTCGGAGCTGAGTATTTTGGCAGCGGCGGGCAAATGACGGGGATACTATCCAGCGACCAGCCTTTGAAGAAGGAGCAGATGGATATAATCCAAGGCAGTTGGAACAAGGCCGCACAGCAAGCAGGCACAAAGCTGCTACCGTTTGGCTTTAAGTATTCGCGTATAAGCATCAGCCCCGACGAAGCGCAGTTCATTGAAACGCGCAAATTTCAGGCTGAAGAGATATGCCGCATTTTTAGCGTGCCCCCTACATTGGTACAGCTCGAAAGCCAAACAACATACAACAATGTTGAACAGCAAAACCTACAATTTGCACGGCACACGATTGCACCTTGGGCCAAGCGCATCGAGCAGGAGATAGACAGAAAGCTAATCCAGTCACGGGAGCGCCCACAGATATACAGCAAGTTTAACCTCAACGATTTGTACCGAGGCGATATGCAGAGCCGTGCAGACTTTTATACTAAGATGCTAAACAACGGCGTGCTAAGTATTAACGAAGTCAGGGGCAAGGAAGATATGAACCCAACAAGCGGGGGCGATACCCATGTCGTGCAAATAAACCAAATCGCGCTGGACCGCCTAGGCAAGTACAGCGATAAAGTCAGCAGCGATGGCGTTTAGTAAGTACCCTGAGGCGATGACAAACAACGCGAAACGCGGCCTGCGTCTAAATGAAGAGGTAGGCGGTAAGTGCGCGACGGCGGTAGGCAAAGAGACCGCGCGGATACTATCGAATAAACTACCATTGAGCGAGGCACGCACCAAAAGAATGTACAGCTTTCTGAGCCGCGCCCGAACATATTACAAGCCCGACGATACAGAAGCGTGCGGCACAATTAGTTATTTACTTTGGGGCGGTGATACCGCTTTGAATTGGAGTGAATCAAAAGTTAAAGCAATGAAAGAAGAAGAAGACAAGCGCACGGAAGAACTGCGCAGCCAATACGGCGACAGCGTAGAACTACGCACGGCAGAAGTGCGGGCCGCTAGTGATGATGCTTTGGTAGTCGAAGGCTACGCGAGCAATTTCGATGTAGAGTACGATTTAGGATACTTCAAAGAAACCGTAGCCCGTGGCGCGTTTGATAACGTACTACAGGATGACGTACGTTTTTTACTCAATCACACAGGCGCACCATTGGCACGAACTACGAACGGCACGTTAGAGCTGAGCGTAGACGACCAAGGCTTGAAGTATCGTGCAGCACTTGCCGACACGCAGGACGGGCGCGACCTTTACAAGCTTATCAAGCGCGGCGATATTACACAGAGTTCGTTCGCTTTTACAATTGACTCGGATACGTGGAGCGAGGACCGCAGCACGCGAACAATCACCAAGGTGGGCAAATTATTAGACACGTCGGCCGTGACATACCCAGCCAGCCCGACGGCATCAGTCTACGCGCGTAACATGGCAGAGGCGGCGCAGGAAGTGGAGGAATTGAAAGCAGAACAGGTAGCAGCCGAACCCGTAGAGGAGAAGCGCGCAGAACCTGAAACGATAAAAACAGAACCGCGTAACTTTACGCAAAACATTACAAAGATGACTTTAAACGATTTGAAAGGCCAGCGCAATGCGAACTATGAAGAGTTTGTTGCAATCGGCCAAAAGGCGGACTCAGAGGGCCGCGTTATGACAGAAGCAGAGCAGGAGCGATGCGATAAGCTTGACAGCTTGATGCAAGACCTTGACGTTAAGATTAAGCACAAGACACGTGAGCAGGACATGGTGGCACGAATGGCGCAGAGCGGAACAGCTGGCGCATCCGAGCAACGCGAAGTTGAGCGCGTTAATAGTTCTTTCAGCTTGAGCCGTGCAGTAGCTGCCGTTGCAAACGGCCGAAACTTGGAAGGTGCGGAAGCAGAGTGGGCAAGTGAGGCAAGCAAGGAGGCACGAAGCCAAGGCCTGCAAATGGCTGGACAGATTGCAATTCCTTCTAGTCGCTTTGCGTGCTGGAGCTGCAGGACGACTTCCAAGCAGGAAGCGGCGACGGTGCAGGATTTGTACCTACTGTTGTACCCGCTGCAATCGAAGCACTGCGCGCCCCTACCGTATTGGAAGGACTCGGCACAACAGTAATTCGTAACGCTACAGGCAACTTGCAGTTTCCACGTGTAAGCGCAAAGGCCGCAGGTACAGGCGCAACAGAAGTAGCAGCCGATACAGGTTCAGGCATGGAAATGGATGACGTTACTTTGTCACCGCAGCGTGTAGCAGCTAACACCAAGTACAGCAAGCAATTGATTTTGCAGGGCGGTGCTGAGGTTGATGCGCTTATTGCTAACGAGTTGGCAGCAGCTATGAACGCCTACGTAGATACCACAGCCTTTGCTGCTATCATGGCATCGACTACTGTAAACCAGTCAAATGTTGCTGATGGCGCTCTGACTGCTGCAATGGTGAACCTGATGGAAACGGACGCACTTGCAGAGGGTGCAAACCTTGCAGGCGCTTCCTACGTTATGAGCGCAGGCGCTTACGGCCTTTCGAAGGCATTGGCGCAGGTTGCTAACGTAAATCCACTTTGGGAAAATGGCCGCTTCAATATGTACAACGCCGTTGCTACGCCATACCTCGCTAACGGATTTTTGGAGGACGGAACAACAGCAGCCGAGGGCGCTCTTTGCTTTGGTAACTTCCAACAGGGCGGAATTTTGGCTTACTTCGGGGGCATTGATTTGCTAGTTGACCCGTACAGCGACGCAGGCACTGCACAGATTGCTTTGCACGTGAACCGATTCTTTGACTTCGATTTGCGACAGCCTAAAGCTTTGTCTATTGCGAAGCACTTGAATGCTTAATTTGGTTGGGTTTGTTTGATTGGAAAGGGGGGCTGCGGCCCCTCTTTTTTTTGTCCTGTAACCCCAGTAAACACAGGCATTCCTAAAAAACACCTAAAATAATTACGAAAAAACTTGCGTAGAAAAGAATGATTACCGTATATTTGAGACATCAAACGAAACAAACACACCATGAACTACTCAATCCAACAGCTACAAAACCTTGATTCTCAGCTAGTTATAAGCGGTAATTCAACTCGAATTGATTACATTCAGGGAGGTAAATACGTAATCGAAGGCATATTCAACCCAGCTCAAGCAATTGTGAAGTATCGAGATTGGTTAGTTGTTTTGGAAGATTGCGGAAACGGTTTTGAACCAATAAGCGCACGCAACACAATGACAGGAACAGAATACAGTAACCCGCTGCAATGGTTTTCAAATAAAGTCATTCAAGAATAACAAGCCCCTCACGGGGCTTTTTTTTTAGCCGTATTTTAGCGACATGATGACCGTAGAAATAACAGGCACGCCCGACCTCGACAGCATTATAACCGTGGCACAGCTAAAGGAGCATTTGAGAGTTGACCACACGGACGAGGATACACTTATAGAAGCTCTCAGAGATGCAGCCATTGCGTGGATTGAAGACGTATGCAATACGCGACTCGGCGACGTGAGCGCCGTGGGGTACATCGACTATTTTTATAACGTTCGTTTTCCCATTGGCCCGGTGAACTCCATTGCATCCGTGACGTATTTGGACACGGCAAACGCAACGCAAACGCTACCAGCCGCAAAATATTGGTTTGACATAAAAACCAAAAGCGCGCGCATTACGTTCGACAATACGCCCGACCTATACGACGACACTTTTAACGCGGTCCAGGTGAATATGTCGTTAGGATATGCAGAGGCCGATATTCCGCAGCCGCTTGTTCATGCGATTCGTTTGCTTGTTGGGCATCTTTACGAGAATCGGCAAACCGTGACAGGCTACAAAATGCACGAGCTGCCTTTGGGTATTTACAGCATCATTTCACCATATCGCAACGTTACAAGTGTATGAAAATCGGGAAACTCGACAGGCGAATAACAATTGAACGCGCCACCTTGACGCTGAACGACTACGGCGAACGCGCGGAAACGTGGACGACCTTGGCCACGATTTGGGCCGAGGTTAATTACCGTGGAAGCGGTAGCGAGTCCATACAAAGCGACCAAGTTTATGCGGTGCAACCCGTGCATTTTATTATTCGTTACAGCAGCACTGTGAGCAGCGTAAGGCCAAGCGACCGCGTGAGCTACAACGGCCAACTGTATCAAATTGAAGCCGTGCAGGAAATCGGACGCGAGGAAGGTTTCAGGCTTGTCACAACGTCAACAGGTGAGTAATGGACACGATGCAGGCGCAGTTACGTAAAATCGAAAAGCGGTTAGACAGAGCCGCACGATTTGGCACGATTAATAAAAAGGAATTCAGAAGGGCTAACCGTTTAGCTGGTAAAGAAACGGTTAACGCAATGCGTGGAAAGTTAAAGCCGTACAAGGACGATATAACTATACACAAAAAAGACGGCAAAAAAATTGAGATAAAAAAAGGTCAACTTAAAAGCTCAATCGGCGTTTGGTTCAGCAAAGGCAGTAATACGGCAATGATTGGCCCGCGTGCAAATAACGCAGGCAAATATAAATTGAAGCGCAAAGTGCGTGACGGCGCAGATGGCTGGTTTGCTCATATTGTAGAAATGGGCGCACGTCCTGCAACGATGAAAAAAGGCGGCAAGAAAGGCGGCGGCGGTATCATCATGCAAACGCCAAACAAGGGCAAACTAACTCAAGGAATAAAAGCGGGCATTGGTAAAACCAAACGCAGGCAACTAGAACTTTACAGACAGGAATTTAAAAGGTTTATGAAATGACAGTTGGAAAAGCAATTTTTACTTTGTTGTTAAGTGATACGGATTTACGCGGCATAGTCAACAACCGTATCTTTCCAGAAGTAGCGCAGCAAGATGCGGTTTTGCCGTATGTCGTTTACAACATAAGCAGCAACGAACCAAGCGACACAAAGCGCGAGCCGTCGAAAATGGACACGGCACAAATCGAGGTAAATTTATACTCTACTAGCTACACCGAGTGCATTGATATGGCTACGCACGTAAGGGCTGCACTTGACCGGGTGCGCGGCACTTACACAGGCGTAAATGTTCAGTCCATTCAATACCTAGGCGAGGTAATTGATTTTGACGAGGCGCAGAGGGCTTACAATATCACATCTGATTATGATGTAAGGGTAAGCCGCACAGACTTCGAGATAGCGCAAGGAAGCCCCATTACAGGCGTTACTCTTGGCGAATTGTCAGACGTAGACACCACAGGCGTAACTGATGGCCAAGTCATTGCATACGATGCAGCCGCACAGGAATGGCAGCCAGCAGATGGCACGGGCGGCGTTACTGAGTTAGGGCAGTTGGATGATGTGCAATTTCAGCAGGGCGGTGCAGAGGATGGCAACGTGCTATTTTATGACGGTGATATATGGACAAACGACACGCTGCAAAAGTCACAGATTGGACTAGGCAACGTTGACAATACGAGCGACGTAGATAAACCCGTAAGCACGGCCACCCAAACCGAGCTAAACGCCAAGGCGAACAGTGCCGACTTTAGCAACGTAGACAATACAAGCGACGCAGATAAGCCAGTAAGCACAGCAACACAAACGGCACTAAATGCAAAGGCCGATACTAGCGCCGTACCTACGGATTTAAACGACCTGAGCGACGTGAGCATAGTGGGCACGCCAGCAGGTAATCAGGCGCTAATCTATGACGCTACAGCGGGCGCATTCAAATCACAGGTTAGCTACACCAACCGTTTTGAAGATGAGGTTGAAACGGGTTTGCAAATGCCAACGATATACGCCGAGCGCGGATATTCTGTAAAGTCAGAAGGCGACGGCATTTTTATTGACCCATCTCCAGACACGCCAACAGCGGGCAAGGTTATCAAACGTAAGATTTACCACAAAACTGGATTCATAACCGACGACGATGTAATAGGCGACTATACGCTTATTCACACCTTTGCAGATGATACAGCTTACGCGGATACCGTTGCCGTGTTTGACGCGTTCGAGGAAGGCGCAACGTATGGCGTGCCACCGTTCACTTTGTTTCAAACGTGGGAGGAGGTAACAGCAGCTCCTTCGTTTACGGGGTTGCTCAACGAGACGTACGGCAGCGGAGCGGAAGCCGCGTATTCAACGCGAAGGCTCAACGGTAACGTCACGGAGTGCATGGTCATTCGCAGAGCATCGGACAGCACTACCACCACGATAGGCTTTGACGGTTCAGGAAACATAGACGAGGCAGCTATCACGACGTTCTGCACGGGTACGAGTTGCACGGTGGTCACGTGGAAAGACCAAAGCGGAAACGGTAACGACGCGACAGCCGCAGCACCTGCAAACGAACCGACTATATACACGGGTGGCGCGATTGTGAAGGAGAACGGCAAGCCAGCAATTGACGTCAACAACCACCATTTGTTGTTCGCAAGTACGCTTTCACTTAGCAGCGATTTCACTCAATTCCTTGTGACCAAGAAGGACTCGACCAATAACAGCGGTTCGGAATTCTTGTCTTATGGAACAGCAGGCACGGCAAAATATGCAGAAGGATTTGCGGGCGGGGGTTTACCTGTGTTGGCCAATAGCGTGGGCAATCAATACGTTATTCATAGCAGCCTAAACAACAACTTTGCAATGACCACGGCAGACCAGCAAAAGCTGATATTTGCGAACCGCAGAGGCACAACAGGCGCGGCTGGATTGAATGGAAGTACAGAGAAGACAGCAACGGCAAGTTTGACAGGTACGGTTTCATATGAGGCTATTCTTGGAAATACGGGCGGCGGATTTCATAGTTACGACGGTTTTGCGCAAGAGGCTATTTTCTACGCTTCCGACAAATCCAGCGTCCGCACCTCCATCGAATCCAATATCGGCGATTACTTCACCCAAAACACGCCGCTACTCGACACGTACAGCGGTGCAGCGGCTGCGTATTCATTGAGGCTTTTGGATTCGACTTATACGGGTGCAGCTATCGAAGTATATGCTGGTACAAACGGTACAGCTGACATCTATTTCAATGTATTTGGAGAGCTTGATACGGTTGCACTCGCAGCGCATTGCGGTAATCAAGACGGAACGGTACGAACGTGGTACGACCAAAGCGGAAACGGAAATCATGCCACGCAAACAATATCAACGGCGAATCAGCCAAAGATTTACGACGGAAGCACGGGCGTGGTGACGAGGGGCGGTAAACCAAGCGTACTATTTACAGGGAGCACTCAAATCCTGCCGATTTCAAGCAGCTTTAGCAATAACACGTATTTGTATGTAGGGCAGCCTTTAAATAGATGTCAAGGGTTTGGCGATTTTAATAAATCAGTTAGAACCGATGGAATTGTTGGGTACAGAAATTTCGTATTCGAATGGGCTGGTGGGAATTTGTATGTATTGCACAATGGCACGGTGTACGACGCAACGAGCGGAGGTGGTATTTCAGTAAACCTTGCTTTCGATGTTGTTTTGTTCCGTCGTGGGTCAGTCGGCACACCAGCACCTGATGCAATAGGCTATGAAAATACGCAATATATTAGTGAAATCGTGTCCTATTCCACTTTAGAAAGCGATGCCAATCTTGTTGGTATTAGCAACAACGCGAATGCATTTTACTCAGTTTTCTGATGAACCAATACATAATCGTACTACCAACACCAACGCAGACAAGCGAACGGAGAGCGTACCAAATCACGCGCGAACTCTACAACATAAGCCGCCCCGTTTTGATACAGGCGGAAGGCGAAGCGGCCTCGACCGTCTTTGGGATTATCGTACACCCTGACGGAGTACAGAACGCTTTGCAGGTGGACACGGATTATCTTATCAACGTACACCCTGCCGCAAACCTCGAACGCCTTGTTGCTTGCTTTCCTGAGCTGTCGAATGATGAGCGCTACAGCCTGAGCAGTTACGTTCAAGTCAATCAAAAGTTTCCTTTCGGGCATATCGTGCCAAGCGATACGACGATAAGAACACAGGAATACATGGAGGAAAACGGGTGGTTTCCTGAAACTCCTGAAGGTGAAATTTAAAAGCAGTAAATTGCACGCATGAAGGTAACCATACAAAAACCATACAACAAAAACGGCTGGAAATGGTCAGCGGGCAAAGTTGTAGACGTTTCCAATAAGTTTGCCGCAAAACTTAAAAAAGGCGGGTATTTAGATAAGCCCGAAAAAAAAGAATCAAAAAAAATTAAAGAGTAATGGCACAAACAACAGGCATAATTAACTCGTCAAGCATTCGGGTTTTTCTCGGAACTACAGACGACAGCGAGGTAGTAATCGACCACGTAACAGAGTGCAGCATTTCCATGACCACGGATATGCGAGATATCACTACAAAGACGAGCGCGGGATATCGTGAACTTTTGCCCGGTTTGAAGTCGGCCAGCATGAGCGTGAGCGGCCTTTTTGCAGAGGACGCTACGAACGGTTACAACCAACTCATAGACCACCAACTTGCAGGCGATAAGCTTTTTGTAATTTTTACAAATACGGGAGGTGGAGCAACTGCAAACGCAGGCGATGAGCAGTTTGATATTTCGGGTTATATTTCAAGCCTTGAGCAAACCGCAGGCGTAGAAGACAACGTTGGTTTTTCTATGACTATCGAAGTAACGGGCACAGTTGTACGTGAGGTGATTGCGTAATATCTTTGCCTTATGGTAGAGATAAAACTAGACGGTAAAACATTCCCAATACGTGCAACAATGCGCGCTTGGCGGAAGTTTGAAGATGCGACAGGTAAAAAGGTGGCAGACGTTGACAGCAACGACGTTACTTTGATTCCTGAGCTGGTTTATTATTTTGTGCAAGAGGGTTGCAAAAGCCAAGGCATGGCGTTCGAAATGGACGTTGATGATTTCTTTGGTATGATAGAAATATCAGATTTGCAAAAACTCAGCGAAGCCGTGGCCAAAGTCATGGGCGGAACACAAAAAAAAACAAAGGCCAAGGCAAGCCGTTGACATGGGATAAAATTGAGGAAATGGGGTTGGGCCAGTTGCGCCTAACCCCTTTTTTGCTTTATGGTTTGACGTTCGCAGAGTTTGGCAACGCTATGGCGGGGCACTACAAAGAAATCGAAGAACGGGAAAAAGCGGAATGGGAGCGCACGCGGTGGCTTGCAGCTATCACAATAAATCCACACGTAAAGAAAAGGATAACCCCAAAAGACTTGGCAACCTTCCCATGGGAGAAGAAAGAAAAGGCCGCCGATGGAATTGGTATCTTGCGACAGTTAGCAAAGTAAGAGCATGGCAAAATTAGGCGATTTAATTGTAAGGGTTGGCGCGGATACGACGCCACTAAATACGGCACTTGGAAACGTTACCCGCACCATGCGGCAAAGCACGGGCAACATCCAAAAGTTAGGCCGTAATATGAGCATGGCGATAACTGCGCCACTGGTTGCTATAGCTGCAACCTCATTCCGTACTGCTGCAACCTTTGAGCAATCAATGGCCAAGGTTAAAGCCGTTTCGGGTGCAACCGCTGCCGAGTTTGAAAGCTTAGAAAATAACGCTAAAGAGTTAGGACGTACAACGCGATTCACAGCGAGCGAGGTAAGCGCCTTGCAGTTGGAATTCGCAAAGCTTGGTTTTTCCGCACAGGAAATTACAGAGGTAACAGAGGCCACGTTAAACCTTGCACAGGCGACAGGGTCAGACCTTGCACAAAGTGCCGAGGTAGCGGGTGCAACGCTGCGCGCGTTTGGTTTGGATGCATCAGAAACCAGCCGCGTCACCGATGTAATGGCCGCAAGCTTCAGCACGTCGGCGCTGGATATTGATAGTTTCCAAGACTCCATGAAATTCGTTGCGCCTGTTGCCAAGGCTGCGGGCGTTTCATTAGAGGAAGCCACGGCGATGCTTGGACAGCTTGCCAATAACGGTATCAAAGGCAGCACGGCGGGCACGTCACTGCGTAGGATATTGCAAGAGATTGCAGGCACGGGCCAACCGTTTGCCGAGGCTATGAAAAAGAGCGCCGACGAAGTTATAAACTTGGCCGATGCGAAGGATGAGGTAGGCCGCACGGCATCCAGTGCGTTTCTTGTTTTAAAGGAAGGCATGGGCGATGTGCAAGGACTAACGACAGAGCTACAAGGTGCGACAGGTGCGGCGGCGGCAATGGCCGCAATCATGGACGACACAGCCGAGGGCGCGATGAAGCGGATGCAGTCGGCAATCGAGGGGGCGCAGATAGAAATAGGCACGGCGCTTGCTCCTATCATGATAAAATTGGCGGGCATCGTTGCCGACTTAGCGCAGAAGTTTAGCACGATGAGCGACGGCGGGCAAGCCATGGTGTTTGCATTGTCTGCCGTGTTTGGTGCAATTGGCCCGGTGCTTGCATTGCTGCCAAGTTTTACAGCAGGATTAAAGGCGGCTAAACTTGCGTTTGCTTCATTAAATATGACAATGCGCGCCAACCCCTTTGGCATTGTTGCCACGGCTATTACTCTAGTTGTTACGGGCATCATAATGCTGACGGATGAAACCAAGAAAGCAGTAACGGCAGTAGACGCATTAACCGAGGCAAACAAGAATTTAACGCTTGAAGAACAGAAGCGAAATATCGAGGTGCAAATAGAGCAACAGAAAAAACTGGTTGCAGAATTAGAGGCCGAGAAAGCCGCAAAAGATAAGATTGCCGGAAAAGTTTGGCGGCAAAGCAATCAAGGAACAGAAGGAAGCAAACGCAGCCTTTGCCACAGCCAACAGCGAGTTGGCTACGATGAGCACAATGTTGGACGAGGTGAATACAAAGCTCGAAAAGACGCCCGTAATTATTGAGGAAGTCAAGGACGAAACAGAGGACTTAACTACGAAATCGCGCGAGCTAAAAAACACCATCGGGTTTTTGATTAACGAGCTGGAGGAAGTACCAAGCGAGAACATTTGGAAACCAACAGAAGACGGTGCAAAGGACTTGACGCAGACGCTTGGCCACTTGTTTAATAAATTGGAAGAAACGCCAGTACAAGGATTAACAGCTGAATTGACAACAGCGGAAACCATTATGCAGGCGCTATCAGGAGCGGCAACAACTTTTGGGAGTATCATCGGTACAGCGTTTGCCGACATGATTACAGGAGCAAAAAGCGCAAAAGATGGCCTAATTGATATGGCTAAGGGCATTATAGCCGCTGCGCTTGCAGCTTCTCAAGCGTCAATCATCGAAGCAATGATAAACAGCGGAAAATTCACAGGCCCAGCCGCTCCAATTGTTATACCTGCTTTGATTGCTTCAGGTGTGGCACTTGTTCAAGGTTTATTTTCAGGCTTGCCAGCCTTCGCCGACGGCGGTATAGTTTCAGGCCCCACGCTTGGCCTTGTAGGTGAATACCCTGGCGCGAAAACAAACCCCGAGGTAATTGCACCACTTGATAAATTAAGGAGCATGATGGGCGGCCAGCACGTACAAGTAACGGGCAAAATTTCAGGCCGTGACATATTGTTAACGAGTGAACGAAATGCAATCGACCGTAACCGAGTAAGAGGATTTTGAGCCATGGACCCGATACGACTATACGCAGACTTCAAAGATGATAACGGCCTTGAGTACCGTTTGAACATTCACCAAGCAGGCTGGCAAGTATCGCCGTTTGAGTTTAATCTTGGCGCTGATGGCTTCACGCTGCAATACAGCGGCGACAATGAAAACCGAATGCAGCCAATCATAGGCAGTGAACTTACCTTCACGCTTATTGAGAACGCCCAACAGCACACCAATTTTATCGGGCAATTAGCAAACTCGGAGGATGCAGAATTTACGGTGTCAGTTTGGAAGGGTTGGCAGGTTACTAATGAATTGTTTTGGACGGGTGTACTTTTGTCTGAGCAGATAAGCCTAATGGATGAGGCATATCCAATTCAAAACACTTTTAACGCGGTGGATGAATTGGGCAACCTTGCCAATACATTGTACACGAACGACGGCACGGCATACACAGGCCGCGACAACATAGCGCAGCATATTTACAAATGCCTACTCAAAACGCGGGCGCTCCATGTGTACAATAGCACAGATGTATTATTCAAATACGCCAATAATTTTTACCCTACAACAGATTTTCAGAGCACGAACGCGCTAATAGAGTCAGAGGTAAACCACTCAGCTTTTTACAATCAGAATGAAAACGGCACACCTGAATTTTTTGACACGTTCAAAGTGCTGCAAGATTTGGCAATCACGTTCAACAGCCGCGTGTTTTTTGCTGAAGGCGTGTTTTACTTCATACCAATTGGCGCGGTTACGGACAGTACGTATTTATCTTTTTACAGCGTCACCAAAGGCGGCACAGTAAGCGCAAGCGCCACGACGGTAGATGTAAACTTAGAAGTTGGAGAAGACGTTATAAAGCTTGCAGGTGGCTCGACTACTTTTTTGCCGCCATTGCAGAAGGTCCAACGAATTTGGGAAACAAACGCAAATTTTCCCGTGTTGTTTCAGTTCGCACAGTTCTTAAATTCTCAGGGGCTTTACAGCGAATTGATTGGCACTGAAATAACTGACGATGATTTAGTTTATGAATCGGACACAGTTCTGCGTTTGCAGCTACAATATAGACACAGCTATCCCGGCGGCGGAACGTTTCCAATTGGTGAGGATATATTAGGCCGTTTAGTTTTACGATTGCGCATTCAGTGCGGAACGCTTTTCTTAGCAAATTCTGTTACTTTTGGTCCTGATACTACGGAATATGGAAACTATCAAAGCAGCGTAAGTATTGACAACATGAATATCAGTGGCCCTGCATGGGCTGCAAGTGGTTACTTTTATATTCCTTTGACTCCTGACCCAATGTACTTTGACAGAAACACGGGTCAAGTGCATTTGGAACAAAGCTTTTACAGCAATGTCCTAGAAGTGCCGGGAGGTCAGCAAAATTTATTAGTTGATTTACCTGTTTTACCTTCGGAGCAAACTGGTTTAAGTGTGACGGCTACGGTCATGGCAAACGACCACGCAGGCGCACCAATTACAGATATTAACGGCTCGACAGCCTACGGCAAGCTTTCCAATATTGCCGTGTATGCCATGACTGGAGAGGCGACCAACGGCGACGAAGTAATATACGAGGCCAACACAGGAAACAGCGGCCAACTAATTGTTGAGCAGCCAAGCGTCCAGATTGGTTCAGGCACGTTTGATAATCATAAAAACATTTATGATAATATCGGAGACGGTGAGGTGATAAACGAGTGGAGTGGGATACTATACCCGCAAGCAGATACGTCAATACATTCGCTTGGAGTGCAGGAAATTATAGCGGGCCAAAATAATAGCACGATGATTAAGCGCGGCGGCTATTATAAACGATTTGTCAGCCCGTTAAATACGTTAGAAATTGAAGGCGGTTTTTATTTGCCGTTTCAAACGTCTTTCATAGCGCGACCAATCGAAGGCGAATTTGAAGCGTGGCAGCTCGATGATAATGATGAGGATATTGTTGTGCCACAGCCTGAAGTAATTGACACGCACGACCCGCAGGACGACAGCGAACCCGTGTACAATATCCGCAACACCTTTGCGCCCGATGCTGGCAACATTGCACCGAATGTATTCCGCCGCTTGCTACAGCAGCCCGTGACGGCAGTAAATAACAGCGATGCATCTACCTACCAAGTAACGGCAGTTGATTATATGGTAATGAACACATGGACAGGAGCGAACGGCAGGAGCTTCATATATCTGCCAAGCGTAACAGGTAACGAAGGGCGCACGGTACAATTTCACAGCGACGAGACAATAAGCGCAAACAAGAACATACAGCTTGAGCCGCATTCAAGCGATACGGGTGTAACTATTGACGGCGCAGGCGCTTATGCTTTCAACCGCTCTTATGACGGCATCACTATCTTGTGCCATAATTCGAATTGGTTTATCATACAGAAAAAAGAGAAGTGATGGAGTGGGAAATTGTTGCAATCGTTTTGCCTGTAGTGGCGGGTTTGGTAGGTGTATGGGTAAACCTGAACAGCACGGTGGCACGCCTCAAAAGCCGCGTAATACAGTTGGAACTAGACAGCAACGAGATAAAAAGCGACATGAAAGAACTACTGGCTAGCGTCCACAAAATCGAGTTGATGATTGCAAAGCTTCAAAAATGATTTGGATTATCTTAGCAACCATAACCGTCAACGTCATATATAAGGCTCGCGAGTACGGTAGGGCAGACGTTGCGGATTTAATTATCCTGGTCGCAGCAAGCGCAATTTTACTAACGTGAAATATTTTAACTATCATGAATTCGACAGCCCCGACGCAATCGGCAGCGGTGAACACATGATGGACGACGATTTTTTGCAGATGTTAGACCGCGCTCGCCACTTGGCGGGCGTTCCTTTTCGTGTCAACAGCGGTTACAGGACGAAGGAACACAACAAGAAAATAGGAGGCAAACCAAACAGCGCCCACACCATGGGTTGCGCGGCTGACATACATTGCACAGATTCACGTGCCCGGTGCTACATACTTGGCGCACTTCTCGAAGTTGGTTTTAATCGTGTAGGTATTTCAAAAACCTTCATTCATGTCGACAACAGTTACGACGCGAGCCACGACGAGGATGTAATATGGTTATATGACTAAGGACATACGCCCACGAATCAACGCCCAGCAGATGCGTGCGCTGGACTACCTGAGAACAAAGGAGCGGCGTATTTTGGTTATAGGTGACTTGCATTGCCCGTTCGAGCTTGACGGATATTTCGAGTTTTGCTTGGACACCTACGACCGCTTTGCCTGCAATCAGGTCATTTTTATCGGTGATATTCTCGATAACCATTATGCGTCATACCACGAAACAGACGCCAACGGAATGAGTGGAGGGTATGAGCTACAGGAAGCTATAAAGCACGTCGATAAGTGGGCTCAGGCGTTTCCGATTGCTGACGTCATTATAGGCAACCATGACAGGCTAATAATGCGCAAGGCGTTTAGCTCATCAGTGCCGCGTGAATGGATTAAAGACTACAACGAAGTGTTGGGCACTTCATGGAATTGGATGGAACGCATTGAGTATGACGGCGTGCAGTACTGCCACGGGGAAGGTGGCACAGCACGCACCAAGGCAAAGAACGATATGCAGAGCACGGTACAGGGGCACATACACACGCAGGCATATGTTGAGTGGCTGGTGGGCAACCGCAGCAAAATATTTGGTATGCAGGTGGGGTGCGGCATCGACCGCGATAGCTACGCGGCTGCATATGCCAAGCACTACAAAAAGCAGGCAATCGGTTGCGGCGTGGTCATAGGTGGGCATACGGCTATTAATTGTTTGATGCCGCTTTAATACCTTGCACTAAATTTTTACATTATGGGTGAATTGATTCAGACTTATTGGGCCGAGATTGTTTTGGCTCTTATGGCATTCGTGAAGGTCATTGTAAACCTCACACCAACAGAAGCAGATAACAAAGTATTTGGATGGCTAGACACGCTAATAAATGCAATCGTAAGCGATAGGCGAAAGGAACGCCGAGAAGCGCGAAAAAATGACTAACTTAGCCGCTAGGTTTGTTCCCTAGTTTGTTTGCAAGTTGATTTAAAGGGCTGTCCAACGGGGCAGCCTTTTTTTGTGCCCTAAAAAAAATCAAAGTTTTTTACGAAAAAGCTTGCGTAACGAAATAACTTGCGTATCTTTGGGGCATGGAAACACTAACCACCCTCCAACGCCAAGCGCGCATTGCACTCGAAGATGTGCGAACACAGGTTGCAATCTGCAACGAGTTGAACAAGAAGGTAACTGCCGAACCAAGTTTGGCGGATGTCCTCAAGAAAGCCAACGAGCGGCTTGAGTTGCTCAAGGCTCGATGGAGCGAAGCAGGAGATGCGGCTTGGGCAGTAAGCAAGAAGAAATTTTTTCCTGACATGCAATACAATCATCGTTTGATTTGAATTTGCAATGCCCTGCGGGGCTTTATTTTTTTACCATGTGGCGCGAAGGATACGACTACCCAGCAGACGACGAAGACGAAGGCCGTGACTTCTTTGAGGAGGCCGACGAACAACACGACAAATACCAAGACGAAAAACTAGACCGATGAAAAAACCTATTTGCGTGCGCAGCAGCGTACAAGTAACAGCCCCAAAGTCATTCAACCAATGGCAGCAAGATTTAGCAGAGGAACGCGAGTTTCTGCGCTTGATTGACAAGATGAAAATGCACCTAAAGCAAAACCGCGAGAAATGACAAAGGAAGAGGCCGCAAAAGAAATAATTAAATTATTAGAGCAAGCTAGAGACTCAATTGAATACTGGGATAAAACAGGAAAGAAAGAAATGGGTTGGAGGATGTATTCTTATGAAAATGGATTGTTAGATGCCTTAGGATTTGTAAAAGAAATTGATTGTAAAACCGAGAACGATGAACAACACCGATGAACTGCGGGCGCTATCTGCAAAGTACGATATGCACCCGGACCACTTCCACAAAGACCCGCGCGGCTTTGTCATTATGACGCGCCGAGGCGTCGAGCATCTACAAGCCAAAATAAAGGCCACAGTGCGCTTTTCTACCGTCTCGGAATACTCAGACCCAAAGGATGGGAGATATTGCATTAAAGCCTACGCAAAATGCGAAATAGGGCAAGTAGAGACGTATGGCGAAAGCAGCAAAGCAAACAACCGAAACGCTTACCCGATTGCCATGGCGGAAAAACGCGCTTTGTCACGTGCCATTTTGAAGCTTGCAGGCTTTTACACTGCTGGAGTGTATGGCGAAGACGAAATAGACGAATGAAGGTTCTAAATCTTTACGCTTGTTTAGGTGGAAACCGCTATAAGTGGGATGAAGTCGCAGACATTGACGTAACAGCCGTAGAGCTTGACCCATATGCCGCCGAGTTGTATGCCGAGCGTTTCCCAAATGATACGGTAATAGTTGCAGACGCCCATCAGTATTTAATAAACCATTACAAAGAGTTTGATTTCATTTGGAGCAGTCCGCCGTGTCCGACACACAGCCGAGCGCGATTTTGGGGAATAGGTAGCAACGGAAAAAATCCTATTTATCCAGATATGAAGCTCTATGAGGAAATAGTTTTTCTTCAGCATCATTGCAAAGTAAAGTATTGCGTTGAAAACGTTACGCCATATTACGAACCATTAATTCCACCGCAAAGACGTGGGCGGCATATGTACTGGGCGAATTTTGTTTTGCCGCAAACGTTAAGCACGCGTAAAGTGAAAATTTCAGCAGGCGCAAATGAAGTAAAAAATTTATGCTCTTTTCATTCGTTCGACTTTAATAAATACAAGGGTGAACAGCGACTAAATAAAATGGCTCGCAATTTGGTTGACTACGAAGCTGGCAAAACCATCTTTGAAACGGCTTGTGGCATCATACGCAAAAGCGACGTAAACCAATTGCAATTGCTATGAACCTTGACGAATTTTTTGATAGCGTAGACGCTGACAATGCCGATGAGGTCGAAAGCATGAAAGACTACGCATTACACTTGCTCAGCACGTCCACAATGAAGGACGATGATGACGGGTTAGAAGATGAAATAATAGACACAGACCCAACGCCAAGCCGCTGGCGTGAGATATTCGAGCGGCTACGATTAAACCAGTTGCGTGCAATCGACTTGCCCAACTGTTCACAAACTGAATTTACTAAATCATACAAAAAACATGGAATTGATTATTGAGGGAGTTATTAAGCGCGTTTGTAAACCGATGGAATTCGAAAGCGGCTTTCGTAAATGCGAAGTACACGTTGAGGTGCAGGATGGCAAATATCCGCAGACCTTGGCGCTGGAGTTTCTCAAAGACGACGTTGACGAAGCCGTTGCATTGCCTGAGGGCAAGACTATTAAAGCACGGTGCAACGTACGCGGCAGCGAATGGCAAAAGGACGACACGCAGCCAATGCGCGTATTTATGAGCCTAGTGCCGTGGAAGTATGAAATCGTAGAAGCTGGAGCGCAGCCAGCACCAACCCAACAACCTTCACAAGATGGCGGAAATTTCCCTTTCTGAGGTACGTTATACCGTTAGGCTACCAAAGCTAAATACGCGCGTAACGTTTGAGAACTACAGCAGCTTTGAAAGGTACGTTGATGACCTGCGAACAAAACAAATAAGCCATGAAATCCGAATTGAATACAATGAAACTGAAAGCCTTTATAAACAAGCACTTTGAAGGGTTAGACCATTGCGCCGAGGCTTTGGGCGTATCCCGTCGCACAGTCGAAAATTACATATACAGCAACCCCACCGGGATACTTAAACACAGCACCCAACTAATGCAGCTTGACGGCGTTGACCCGTTCGAACTGTTTGACGTGGTAGCTGAGAACGTAGAGCAAATCAACCAAAAACAAAAAGCATGATTCAATTTCATAACGGTTGGGAGCATGATTTAAAAGTCGGTCAAGACGGTGAAAGCGAATTCAGCAACTTGTTACGGAAGGGCCGACCGTTTTACACCGTTGAATGTAAACGGGATATGCAAGTGCATGAAACAGGTAATTTATTCATCGAAGTCGAGAGCCGAGGAAGTGCCAGCGGGATAGAACACACGCAGGCGGATTATTGGGCATTTATGACGCACGATAAAAAAGTTAGTATTGTCGTAGACCGTAATACGTTGCAAAAGGTGCTGGAAGCTCACACAGGCGACAAAGTGAAAGGCGGCGACGACATGACAAGTCTAGGTTATTTGATACAAGCTAAGCAGCTAATTCGCTCAATACTGCACTACGTTGAAGCGTAAAGGCATATACATCCCGCTGGAGTTGTGGAATCTTGGCGAGCTGCACCCAAACGAAAGGGTGTTGCTTGCTGAGGTTGCCAGCTTTGAGGACAAAAACAAACCATGCTTTGCAGGAAACGAACACTTTGCCCAACTGCTCAACGTATCAACGGCTACGGCGCGGGGCTATATTTCCAAGCTTGTAAACGCTGGTTTTCTAGTCCGAGAGGGTGACAGATACAACAGACGACTGCGTAGAATAGCGCAAACGAGTGCGCAGAATAGCGCAGACGAGTGCGTAGATTCACGCAGACGAGTGCGTAAATCCGCGCAAACGAGTGCGCAGAATTCAGCACATACTATAACAACTACTATATTAACTACTAATACATCTACTAATAGTGCAAAAGTGTTGAATGTTGTTTTACCGTTTCAATCGGAAAAATTTGAAGCCGCATGGAACGAATGGAAAGACTACAAACACACAGACCACCGATTTAGATACAAATCGCCCAAAAGCGAACAACGGGCACTAATCAAACTACAAAATGAACACACCAACGAAAACGACGCCATCAACGCAATTCATACAGCAATTGCAAACGGATGGAAAGGCTTGGTATTTAACTCACCCAAAGGCGGGAGAGCTAACAAGCGGCGAGCGGATAACCTTGAAAGAGATGTCAACCGCGAAAAGCTTGCAGAATTTGCAAGAACTGGACGTATCACGCCTGACGGTGGAAACGTGCTTTAAAGGCACGAACGTGCGCACGGCATTGGTATGCGACGAAGCACCAACACGGGCCGCGCTAATCGGTATGCTAGGCCGCTGCGTCAAGTTTATCGACGCAAACAAGACACTAACAGAACCCGAACACATTGCAATGACGGTGAACGAGCTTGTCCAGCAATTTCCAACGTTTACCCTTGAAGATTGGCGCCTGTGCCTGTACATGATGGCCAAAGAGAGCTTTGGACCGTACTACGAACGCCTAAAGTTGGCGCAGTTTGTCGATTGCTTCACCAAGTACGACCAACTGAAGCAGCCAGTGATTCAGACGATACGCGAGAACGAACGCAAAGAGGCCGAGCGGATGCAGCAGGAAGCCATGAGGCATTTACAGCCCGAATACGTCACTCAAATTAACCCAGTGGCATCAAGGGTACACCCAGCCGACTGGATGGCAGGAGAGGACCGCTTAACGTACACAGAGCGCGAGGAGATGCAGAAACGACAGAAGCAAAACAGTAAATGACACCAATTGAACAATTTTGGGCGGACCTGATGGATTCACGCCGCTACGCCATCACAGAAGTTTACGGCGCGGAATGTGCAAGCCGTTACAGGCCGCACCACATGGAAAAGGAGTATTTTATAAACAACAGCGGCACGTTCACAGCGCACCCTGATGTTTCACGATATAACGAGGATTTTTGGGATATGTGCAACAAACATTACGGAGAGCAACGCGAGGCATACAGGCGGAAACTACGGGCGAACTGGCACAGGGTACAGCAGTCCGATGAATACAAAAGCCGTAAGCGTGAGCGCGAAATGTTAAAAGACTACATTAGCCAAGCAATTAACGGTAATGGCAAAGAGACAGACACACGCACAACTGAAAAAGAAGGTCGATGAGTGGTATAGCAAGTACATCAGATACCGAGCAGCAGACAAAGACGGTTACGCCGAATGCTTTACCTGTCACACACGTCACCATGTTGGGCATCTCCATTGCGGACATTTTGCAAGCAGGAGGCACATGGCCACCCGTTGGGACGACCCAGCGGACGGCATTGGTAACACAGCCCCGCAATGCGTTGCCTGCAATCTGTACGACCAAGGACGGCAATGGTATTTCGGTCAAAGACTTGACAGCCTCAAGCCCAGACGAGCTAAGGAGATTATGCAACGCTCAAAGCAGAAAAAAAGCTACCCCATTGCAGAACTCAGAGAGCTGCGCGATAGATATGAGCGACAGGCTAACGAGCTCAGCAATGCGACGCCTGCAATCTTACGACGACCAGCAAAAGAGAAGAAGGATAAACAAACTAAGGCGAATGCTCGACGTTCTGTATAATGAACACAACAGCAAAAGCCAAAGCATATTCATCCGTAAGGCTTACCGCGATGAACTGTATATCTTGACAGGGTTGCATGGATATTATCGGACGTGATGGCTTACATACCCAAAGGAAGCAGGCGCAGCCCTTGGCACAACACAAGGCTAAAGCAAGGGCAACGAGTCAACAGAGATAACAGATATAGCTCTAAACCATGGCGGCGGTTGCGCGCTGCCTTCCTGCGTGAGAATCCATTATGCATCGAGTGCAACGAACTGGCTAATGTTGTTGACCACATTACACCCGTGACAAGGGGCGGCGACTTCTGGCGTGGGCCGTTTCAACCCATGTGCAACAGCTGCCACGCACGTAAGTCACGGACAGAACGTACTGATTTACAGGGGGGTAGGGGGTGAAGAAAACCATATAGACGTTACGAGAAAGTCCCGTGCAAGTTGACTTTTTTTCGTGTGTGCTTGAAAGTAAAAGGGAAACCCCTAACTTAGCTAAATGAACGATGCGCAATTTCAAAGGTTCACGGAACGCGTGGCCGAGTACAGCACACGCAGCGAGCTTACCAGCGGCGTAAAGTCTTTAATTCAAACGCTTTCATGCGTAGAAATTGAGGAAGAAATGCTGCAGGCGTTTTGCAATGAGCAAGGCACGTGCTACCAAGTCACAGGCAAAAGCGGCGACGTTTACAGCCGCGCCCGTCCTGAATGGCAACAACTCAAAGAGGCACGAATGAGAAAGCAGGCCATGATTGCCACGCTGGAGAGGTTAGTAGGTACAACGGCAGAAACAGAAGAAAGCGTTGACGAATTCTTTGGATGAATTCCACTTTGACGAAGACGCGGCAAATCGTGCCGTTGACTTTATCGAGAAGTTTTGCAGTCATGTAAAAGGCGAGCTTGGCGGTAAGCCGTTTCTGCTTGAAGATTGGCAAAAAAACGACATAATTCGCCCACTATTCGGTTGGAAAAAGGCCGACGGACGGCGAAAATATCGCACTTGCTACGTTGAAATTCCGCGTAAAAATGGCAAGTCAAACCTTTCTGCAGCCATTGCGCTCTATATGCTTTTTGCAGACGGTGAACCGGGTGCGGAAGTGATAAGCGCAGCAGGCGACCGAAACCAGGCCAATATCGTGTTCAGCATAGCGCAGGAGATGATACACAACAACAAACACCTGAGCCAACGCGCCAAGGTTTTGCGCAACTCAATCAACTACAAAAGCAGCTTTTACAAGTCCATCAGCGCCGAGGCAAGCACAAAACACGGCTTTAACTGCCATGCCGTAATTTTCGACGAACTACACACGCAGCCCAACCGCGATTTGTGGGATGTACTCGTAACGTCCACAGGCGCACGAACGCAGCCGCTTGTTATCGCACTAACTACAGCAGGACATGATAGGAATTCAATATGTTTTGAGATTCATGAGTACGCTCGGCAAGTTCAGGAGGGCAGTATTCTCGATGAGACTTTTTTACCAGTACTTTATGCCGCTGATGAAAGTGATGATTGGACAGCTGAAGAAACATGGGCAAAAGCCAACCCGGGTTATGGGTCGATTTGCACTAAAGCGTATTTTGAGCAAGAAAGCAAGAAAGCGCAGAATGTCCCGTCGTACCTAAACACGTTTTTGCGTCTAAATCTCAATATTTGGACAAGTGCCGAGCACGCGTGGATACCTGACGACGTTTTTATGCAAGGCGCGGAGCCAATCCCGTGGGAGCGTTTGCCGCTTTTACCCGCCTTTGGTGGCTTAGATTTAGCCAGCACGCAGGATTTAACCGCTTTTGCACTGCTATTTCGTGACGATGAAAACGACTGTTTTTATCTTATCGTTCACCAATTTGTAAACCAAGACAAGGCCGACAGCAAGAAATTAAGCGCAGGAATTGACTACCACAGGTACGCAAAAGACGGGCATTTGACTATTACACCGGGCAACGTCACAGATTTTCGATATGTAAAACAGCATATTGTAGACGCGTGCGCTAAATACGACATTCGCGGCATAGGATACGACCCACGATTTAGCACGTACATAGTGAGCGAATTGATACAAGACGACATAGAAATGCACCCAATGGCGCAGAATATTACGACTATGAACGGCCCC